TAGTTGCTACTAAAGAACTTTTTTTTCTGTCAACAAAATTAAAGTTATTGTTTGTATAACTTATAGTATTAAGATTACACCAATCTAAATCTGTAATTGATAACTGTAATACTTTAGTATCATTATTGTAAATTAACTCAGTTTTAAATCTTCTAGCTTTAGATTGTTTAAATAGAAAAATTAGTTCGCTTGGAATTTTTATTTTTACATCACCTGAATAATTTGTTAATATTATTTTTCCCATATTAAAAAATATAAAAGCCCCTACTTTTTACAGCAGGGGCTTAAATTGTTTATTACTAGTTATTTTGAGCAACAAATAATACTGCTAAATTACCATAAGATTCAGCATCAGTAGTTGTAGCAACCCAGTTACCGTCTTTTAAAGTTACATGATAACGTGTTGGTGATTTCTTTTGACTTTTTACTTTATTGTATAAAGCACAAATAGTATCAGCATCAGGTGTAGGAAGTTCTTCTTCTAAAGTTACTTCATCATTATCAGTATCAGGAGTATAACCTTCTAATATATTACTAATAAACTCTACAACACAGTTATCTTCTAATAAAGCGTAAATACTGTCTTGTTTTTTAACAGCAAATTCTGTAGTTTTAATCCAATTTACATCAAATTTTTTGCTACCTGTTGTTAAATACATACCTTCCTCTAAATCACAGATATTAGGAGATACTGAACAATTTAGTTGTTCTGCAAATGCAATACACGCTTTTGCTACATTGATGTCATCTACATAAAAGATTTCTCTTGTCATTTTAATTTGTTTTTAAATTTGTTGATTGTAATAATTGTTTATTTCTAATGAGTCTGGAGCAGGTAATTCAAAGAATTTGCCAGATTCAGGTTTAACATAAAGACCTTTTGCTATACCATCTCTTGATAATCTGTTTTTAATTATTTTAAGCATAAGCATTTTGTCTTTAAGTTTACTAAGGTCATAACCAAGGCTTGTATCCATATCTAATTTATAAGGACACATTAAACCCATAACTATGTCAGCCATCTTGTTATCTTACAGGCTCTTTATCCTGTAAATCTATATATTACTATATAGTTCAGACTATATCATCAACCTGTTTAATTAATTTATTGTGAAAATCTATCATTTGTGATTTATCACACATATAAATAATTTTTCTATCAGATTGCAAGGCACTCGTGTTAGCATTACTGTCCTTATTTAGGACTCGGCTATTAGTCGTTGAACCTTCAAAGCTATTACTAGCTAAGCTTGGCTGCTGATTATCCTCATTCACTATCTCAGTAGTAGGACTTTCCAGCAATTCACCTTGTTTATTCAGGACGCTTTTTAATTTGTAAAGTAAATCCTCATGCATAAAAGGTCTTATAATATCTTCAAACTTTTTACAAGATTCTTTTAAAATATAAAGTCTATGTTCTTTATCAACATTACAATTTATATTATAAATTTCTTTAAAATAATTTTTAATAATATTACAAGATTCTAATGAAAAACTATTAGTTGCAATATAGTAACCACTTCGATGATTAAAACCATCATCTTGAAACCATATTGCTATTCCTAAAGGTTTTAATTTATTAACAATTTTAGCTGTAACTTCTTTTTTACCAGTACTATAAAACATTTCTTTATAATAATCATATAAAGGATTAGTTCTACTATATACTTTTATTACTTTAGTAATATTACCATTTCTTTTATCAAATTGGTTATAATATTTGTAAGTAAAAGGTAAATTTTTTAAAAATTCATATTTCCATAAAGCATATCTTTCTTGTTTAAAAGAATGTGAAAATGTAAACATTGGATAACGATGTTGTTTAATAATTGTACCATCTCCTAATAAAGAACCTAATATAATCTGCTCTTCATTTTCTGTTAAATTTATTTCACGATATGTTTTAGTAGGAATATTTAATTTATTTCTAATATATCTTAAAGCTTCAAAACTGTAATCTGTTAATTTTTTAATTTCTCCATTAGTTAAACCTTGTTCATGCAAAGATTTTACTAAATCATAATTGTATTTTGTAGTTTTCATATTGCAAATATACAAAATTAATTACTAACTACAAAACCTTGTATGGTTATCCTGATAAGGGTTAGTCGTGTCTTTAAAATCACCTTGTGAAGGAGATAAATCTACACCTTTAAACTTTTGCCTATCAACACTACTCACGTGTTATGTTAACTGCAACTTATTTTGTTATACTTGCAGAGCAGACTATACCATTATCCTATAGTTTATAGGATACCCATTGGTAGTCGTTACGAGCTTACTAATTAATTAGTCTATCTCTCGGTATTGTCCTCTTCAGGATGTTCACCGATATTCTGGGTTATTCAAAGTATGTTACCATACTAGGGGGCCGAGTAAAACCACTTATTATTTTTGTATGTGTTATTTGTTTTTAAACATCTTGTAATATTACATGATTGTATTTTTAAAAAATCTGCAGCTTCTGTTGCACAACTCCATTTTTTAATGAAATTACCTTCTAAATCATATTGCAATAATTCACGATGCCTGCCTTTTCTTTTAAACACATTTAATTTATTTTCAAATTTAAATTTTTTAACATCTAATCTTATCCAATAATGCTTATATGCTGTTTTTGTTAAATTACTATCACAAGATTCATAAACTCTTGAACATTTTTTAACATTTAAAAAAGATTTTACATCATCTATTGTTTTAAAAACTTTTACTAACTTACCTTGTTTATTATAACATCCGAAATATATTTTATCTTTTAATATAACAAGTTTTTCTATATCATCCCAAGTATTTGAAATTACAATAGCCTTATTATATCCATATTTTGGATTTATTGATTGGTATTTATTAATATAGAATTGTTCAGCTCTTCTTAATATATTATTAGAAACTTCTCTTATTATTTTAAACTTAAAATTTTCTTCCCCATATTTATTATATGAAGATTGTAAGTGTTTGTTAATGTGAAAGTTACCTTTTAATTTACTAATATGTGCTTTAATTCTAATATCTATATTTTTTGCACTACCAATATAAACTTTGTTAGTTACTAAATTTGTTATTTTATATATTCCGATCATACTATAAATATACAGAATATTTTTTACATATACAAATTAATTTGTGATTATTTTGTTAAACCCTTGATTAAATTGCTGAAGTATAATAGGTGTAAAACCAAAAATATTTCGTAAAATTACAAAATACTCACTCATTTTATCCATCACTTCCTTAGTTTGAAATCCTCTTTCTTTTTTTAATAAGTATAAGTGATCTAAAGCTACTATATTATAAGCATCTGGGTTATTTGGTTTATAACCACAGATTCTTTGTTTAGTAGTACCTTCATGATCTTTATACTCTTCATACTGGATTTCACCATGAAGACTTGCAAATTTCCACAGCTCATTAAATATACCAGTTGGATTAGTAGACTCAAATCTAAAATGAATCTTGTCTGCCATCTCCTCTACCATTGTTATGATAGGTTCTATAACTGCTACTTCTTGAGGTGTTAATCTAAAGTCACCAAGACCTTTAATTTTCTCTGGTGGTATTACTACTCCATGTAATTGATAAGCAAAAGATGATACCCAATTGCACATCTTAGTTAGCTTGTCAATTTCAAAAGAATAATAAAAGACATTGCATTCAATGTTATTATCACTAGCAGACTTCATAGCATTCCTGACTATATAATCCAACAAAGTTGTTTTATAAGTACCTGAAGAACCACCTATTAAATAATAAGTTCCTCTTTGAACACCAAATGTATACTTGTTTAAATCCTTAAATCCATTATCTAATCCTTGAAATTTACCTTCTAGACCATCATTAATTCTTTTTGTTAAAATACTCATACTCTTTCCACCCTTTCTTGAGTTTCCTGAATATCCAAATCAGCATATTTATCCCAGGTTTGTTGATTAAACCAGGTTCTAATATCTTGAAAGAATGCTTCATTATTACCTTTCTTCCTAAGAAGAATCTCATTCTGAAGACCTTTCATCATTTTAGCACCTATGTTAACATCTTGCCTTTGATAAATTCTGTACTTAGTCAAGCAATGTTTCCCATCACCAGAATCAATGCTTTTAGCTTTTAATACACGATTACCTATCTTATGAGGATATAAATCATATACTCTTACAAAGAGCATAGTAGCATCATTTGCTTTAGGAAACATTATTTGTTCACAATGACTTGTTAAATCATTATCTTCATTTATAAAACCTAACTCCATTAAAGTTTCAATACTTAAATCACTAGCTAGACTGTATTTTTTACATTGTAAATAAACATACTCTACAGGAGTAATGCCTATTTTTGCAGCTTCATCAATATTAATTGTTAGTATCATTAGTTAATTTTAATTTATCTAATAACTCATCTTCATTTAAATTAGCTAATTGCACTAATCCTTTTGATAATAAGATTATAGAATTACATTCTTTTTCTCTTACTTCTACATCTAATGAAAAATTTAGCATACATTCCATATATTTATTATGAAAAAATATAAGTAAATCAGGAGCACTTAAAGCTATAAAAAGTATAAATTCTTTATTTAAACTGCTTGAATCTTTACCTGATGAAAAAAACGCTATTTTATTATCTGTAGTATCAAAAATAGCCATTACATCTTTATTTTCTTTAACTTCATTAAGAACATCATATAAATCTTCTTTACCGTCTTTAAAATTTTCAGAATAATCTGCAATAGAATCTAACCCTACTAATACTTGTACATCATTTATACCCATAATTACCATATAATATTAAATACTCATCTTGTTCAATAATTCTTTCATCAATCAATTCTTCGATAATACTTAATTCTATATTTTCATCATATACATCTTGTATTAAATCTCTAACCTTTTTTGGAGAATTACTCCATATTCCAGGATAAATAGATTGTATACAATTAATACAGAAAATAATTTCATCTTTTTCTAAAGTATTTGTCATAGGTTTTTTGAATTTAAATAAGTTATTTTTTGTTTATCTAAGTTTTCAGAACATTTATTCCACCATACTTCATCTTGAGTGCCTACAATAACTAATACCCAAATAATAGCTTCATGATCAGGTCTCCACCTAACAATTCTACCTGTTTGTTGTATTAGATTTCTTTCAACACTATTAATTTGAATAATAATAGCAGAATCTAAATCTGGAATATTTTCACCTTCATTTAAAGCTTTAACACAACTTAAATGGTCAATTTCTTTAGACCTTAATTTAGTTAAACTATCAGTAGTCATAAAAGGTTTATCCTTTGTACCTGCTGTTATATACTTATCAATACTATTTAATTGAATCTCTACTAAATTGATTTTATAGGGAGCAACTACATTATCATCAACTGCAGAATCTAGCTTGTACTCATATATCACTGGACAGTGAATCTTGAGTAACATCTTTTTAGTTTCATCTGTTGGTGGTGTAGCTGATAACCCTAATATTCTAGTAGTTTTATTTTGAAGAAAGAACTTACTATTGCTATTAGTAATGTTATGCAATTCATCAAGTATTACTAAATCATAATTTTCATCAAAGATTTTATTAATAGAAACATAACA